GCCGAGCGGGTGGCCGACGACAAGGCACCCCTGGGCCTGGGCCGGCGCGAGATCCGCGAACTGCTCACCCACTACAGCCCCGACGCGGGGTATCACGAATGGATCGAGATTGGCTTTGCCCTGCACCACGAAACCCGGGGCAGCGAGCTGGGCCTGGATCTGTGGGATGAGTGGAGCACACCGGGCACGACGTACAAGGGCCGCGAGGATCTGGGCTACCACTGGGACAGCTTTGGCAAACGCAGCGCCGGCCCCCTCAAGACCGTGCGCAGTCTCATGTCAGCGGCGGGCATCCCCTCGGCCGACGAGTTCGAGGACTTGACACAAATATCAAGTGACGCGCCCAAGCTGGCCAAGTTTCACGTGCAGGGGGCCGGGTCCTTTTCCAGTGGTCCGCCCTTGAAGTGGCTGGTCAAGGGTATCTTGCCCAAGGCGCAACTGGCCATGATCTACGGGGAGTCAGGCGCGGGTAAGACGTTTGCCGTCACCGACCTCATCCTGGCCATCGTGCGCGGCACCGAGTGGCGTGGCCACCGGGTCAACAAGGGCCGGGCCGTGTACGTGTGCGGCGAGGGCCTGGCAGGCTTTCGCAATCGCCTGCAGGCCTTTGCCCAGCACCACGAGGTCGATCTGTCAGACATCGACGAGTCGTTCGGCGTGGTGGCCGATGTGCCGAACTTCCTGGCCCACGACGACAAAGCCCTGGCCGTGCAGATCAACCAGTGGGGCGGGGCCGATGCCATCGTGATCGACACCCTGGCCCAAGTCACGCCAGGGGGCAACGAGAACAGTGGCGAGGACATGGGCAAGGCCCTGGCCCATTGCCGGCGCCTGCACCAGGCCACCGGTGCGCTGGTGGTGCTGATCCACCACTCGGGCAAGGACGCCAGCAAAGGCGCACGCGGGTGGTCGGGGCTGAAGGGCGCCACGGATGTGGAGATTGAAGTCCTGCGCGATGGGGATCAGCGGTCTGTGCGCGTGTCAAAAATGAAGGATGGCGCCACGGAAGGCCAGGAGATGGGCTTTTCGCTGCACACCGTCACGCTGGGCCTGGACGAGGACGGCGACGAGATCACCAGCTGCGTGGTGGAGCACGGCCAGGTGGTGCCCAAGCACCAGCGCAAGCATGAGCCCAAGGGCAACGTGCAAAAGCTCGTTCTACGCGTGCTGCATGACCTGGCGGGCCTGTCTGACGACGCGGTGATGGTGACCGAGTTGATCGACGCGACGGTCAATCAAATGCCGCACGACGAGGGCAATCGCGACACCCGGCGCCAGCACGTGCTGCGTGCCATCAAGACCCTGACTGCGGGCAACGCGGTGCGCGTGGCCGACGGGAAGGTGGGGGTGATGGCGTGAACTATTACAACGAAATGGATCCCTATGCAGCCGAGTGGTTGCGCAACTTGATCGTGGCCGGCGAGATCGCCCCGGGCCATGTTGATGATCGGAGTATTGAAGATGTCAGCCCCTCAGACCTTGCCGGATACACACAGTGCCATTTCTTCGCTGGCGTCGGGGTGTGGTCCTACGCCCTTCGCCGAGCAGGATGGCCCGACGACAAACCCATATGGACCGGCTCCTGCCCTTGCCAACCTTTCAGCGCGGCAGGTAAGGGACTGGGGTTTGCTGACCAGCGGCATCTTTGGCCACTCTGGCACTACCTCATCGAACAGTGCCGCCCTCCAGCAGTGCTTGGAGAACAGGTTGCGAGCAAGGACGCAGATCCTTGGATCGACCTTGTACACACTGACATGGAAGCCCTGGGTTACGCCTTCGGGGCGGTCCCGTTTCCGTCTGCGGGCATCGGTGCGCCGCACATCCGAGACAGACTCTACTGGGTGGCCCACGCCAACTGCATCTCTGGCCGAAAAGGGCGTGCGGACGTTCGAGGGTGGTCTGATCGAGGCGATGCGAAACCATGGGCCCGACCTGGCAGCAGCGGCATGTCTGGCGGGGTGGCCGACCACGACGAGCACGGATGCGGTGAGAAGCCCATCGGAGAACTTCAGCACACCCAACATCACGCTGAACCATGCGGCAGTGCTGGCGGGCTGGGCAACGCCGGCAGCGAGGGATTGGCACAGCGCGTCGGGCTCCCAGGAATTTCTGGATTCCAGGGCGGAGCAGACCAGGGGCAAACCTTTGAGCGAGCAGGCCTACACATGGTTGCCGGGCCCAGCCCGACTAACGGCCACTGGCGTGATGCTGACTGGCTCTTGTGCCGGGATGGAAAGTGGCGGCCAGTTGAACCCGGCACATCCCCGCTGGCTCATGGGGCTCCCGCCCGAGTGGGACGCCTGCGCGCCTACGGCAACGCGATCAACGCCGAAGCGGCCATCGCGTTCATTGAAGCCGTTGACGGGAAGGTAGGAGCAATTTAATGTTGGAAAACGGTTATCTACTGGTGCACTCGGACTGCCTTACGGCGCTTCGTCAGCTGCCTGACAACTCGGTCGACAGCATTGTCACTGATCCCCCCTATGGCTTGAGCTTCATGGGCAAGAAGTGGGACTACGACGTTCCCGGTGTCGATGTGTGGGCCGAGTGCCTGCGCGTTCTCAAGCCTGGCGGCCACCTGCTGGCCTTTGCTGGCACCCGAACGCAGCACCGCATGGCCGTGCGAATCGAGGATGCCGGGTTCGAGATCCGCGACATGATCGCCTGGGTGTACGGGTCGGGGTTTCCGAAGTCGCTGGATGTGAGCAAGGCGATCGACAAGATGGACGCGGCCGAAGCCCACCGCGCGCGAAAACTGCGGTTCACCGAATGGGTGCGCGCCACTGGCCTGACGGCTTTCGAAATCGACCGGATCACCGAATGGGTGCGCGCCACTGGCCTGACGGCTTTCGAAATCGACCGGATCACCGGCACAAACATGGGCGGGCGCTACACCACGGCAGCGAGCCAGCCGGCCGTCGCCACGCGCGAGCACTTCGAGAAGCTGCGCCCGCACTTAGGCGCCGACGTTCCCGAGTGGGTCGAGCAGATGGTGGACGAGCGCACCGTGGAAAGCGAGAACTTCAAGCGGCGCGAGGTGCTGCGCACCGTGACGGGGAAGGATACCAGCCTGCAGAGGCCGGGAATTCCGCTTCAAGACAGCAGCGCAAAACGTGAGTATTCAGTCACAGCAGCCCACACCGAAGCAGCCCGCCAATGGCAAGGCTGGGGCACCGCCCTCAAGCCCGCCCTGGAGCCGATCACCGTGGCGCGCAAGCCGCTGGTGGGAACCGTGGCCGCCAACGTGCTGGCGCACGGCACCGGGGCGCTGAACATTGATGGGTGCAGGGTGGGGACTGAGAGCACACGGCGAGCTGATTGCGCGCAGATGTTCAGTAAGGGAGGCGTCCGTGACGACAACGGAAACCCCGCGCTTAATCGCAGCGCCACCGGGAGTGACTCAGGCCGTTGGCCCGCCAACCTGATCCACGACGGCAGTGATGAGGTGGCGGCGCAGTTTCCAGAAACGAAGTCCGGCGGTTACCCACCTGAAGGCGGACAGCGCTCACAAGTCGCCACATACGGAAAACCAACTGCGCGAGGCGAACAGAAGTTCACCAGCAGCGAAGGTAGCGCCCGCTTCTTCTACTGCGCCAAAGCCAGCAAGTCAGACCGTGGCGCGGAGAACAACCACCCCACCGTCAAGCCGACCGAACTCATGCGGTACCTGGTGCGCTTGGTCACACCGCCCGGTGGCGTGGTGCTGGACCCGTTCATGGGATCGGGCAGCACGGGAAAGGCCGCGATTCTCGAAGGGTTCCGGTTTATCGGCATAGATATGACTGCGGAATACGTCGAGATTGCGCGGGCGCGCATTCAGTACGTTACCGGGGAGGACCTGTGCTGACGCACCAATCAGGCCCGGCGCCTGCCGCCCAGTATGTTGCGGATCGCCGAGCTGGACACCGGGAAGACCATGGCCAGGTCGCCCGAGCTGAACCCCTCGGCCGACAGCTTGCGGATCTCGGCCACGTCCTCGTCGGACAGCTTGCGCTTGGGGTGGCCCAGGGGGTTTGCGTTGGCGGCTTTGGTGGCCGCCAGTTCGGCCCTGGACGCCAGTCTCGCAGCCTTTTGCGCTTCCCGTTCGGCGGCCAGGCGTTCGCGTTCAGCGGCCTTCGCTTGCTTCTTGGCCGCGCGCTGCACCCGGACGTTCTCGCGTCGTTTTGCGCGCCCTTGGGCCAGGTACTGGGCCGGGGTAAGGCGGTGGGCTTCGCAGTGCTTTCGCACCCCCTGAGTCGACATGTTAATGCCCGTGGATGCCTCGAACTCAGTGGTGCAATCGGGGTGCGTGCACCGCACGCGCCAGGTGAGTATCCCGGTGGGCGTGCCGTCCGTTCGGACATGGGCCCTCTTGTCGATGAGCACGCCGACGCGGCCGACTGCGTCGATGGGTTGGCCGATGGTGAAGTCGTCAAGGCTTGGCATTTTGCGGTGGCGGCAGTGAAACAGGTGAGTAGTGTAAGTCGGGCGCATGTAAAGAGCAAGAACAACACGGTGGTTTCATCACTGCACCGCTTGCACCGTTCTGCACCGTTCGGTGCATTTGGTGTTTTGACAAGCTCCTGTTTCATGCACCACTCTGGGGGTGGGGGTCGTCGTGTAACGACTCCCCCCCCAGATGGTGCAAAGGTGTGGTCGGTGGTGGGTGCAGGATTTTTTGATGCCTGTGCACCATTTGATTTTCTTGGTAGCGAGCACCGCATCGTAAGTGGTGCATTGGTGCACGCTAAATTCTGCACACTGGAGAAACGTGCGGTTTTCTGCGAGGTGGTCGGGTGATGGCCGACCGCGTGGTCAAGATCAACGATCACGGTCTGCGGATCGGGGACGACCACCCCCGTGCAAAGCTGACCGACCACGAGGTGGACCAACTGCTGGAGCTGCGCGAGTCCGATCCCGAGTTCTGGAGCTATGCCCGCCTGGCCGACGTGTTCGACATCTCGAAGTCGCAGGCCGGGAACATTTGCCGCGGCAAGCAACGCAACCAGACGGCCAAGGACTTCGCGACCGTGCACATGCCCTGAGCCTCTGGTCCGAGAGTTCGGGGCATGGCCTACAACCCCGCAATCGCTGACGAGATCGCCTCCCGGATCGCAACAGGCGAAACTTTGCGCGCTATCTGCCGCGAGGACGGGATGCCCTGCTGGCGCACGGTGTACGACTGGATTAACAGCAATCCCGAGTTCGCTGCACGCATCGCGCAGGCGCGGGAAACCGGGTATGACGCGATCGCCGAGGAGGCCATGGCCATCGCGGACGAGCCCCCACCTTCTACCCAGTTCGGGACAACGGACGGCGGCGCGGTGCAGCACGCCAAGCTGCGCATCGAGACCCGCCTGAAGCTGCTGGCCAAGTGGTCGCCCAAGAAGTACGGCGACAAGCAGCAGATCGAGCACAGTGGCCAGATCGACGTGGCTCAGGCCATCCTGGCCGCACGTAAACGCGGTGGCTGATCAATCCCCTGACGCGATGCTGGCCGAAGACATGGCCAGGTTCTACGACGACCCGCTGGGCTTCGTCCTCTACGCTTTCCCCTGGGACACCGACCCGGCCCTGCAAGTGGTCCGCTTGCCCGCGTCTTACCGCATGCAGTACGACTGCGAGTTCGGCCCGGACCTGTGGGCCTGCGAGATGCTGGAGTCGATCGGCAACGACGTGAGGGCCCGGGGCTTCGATGGCGTCCACGCAGTCGAGCCGATCCAGTACGCAGTGTCCTCGGGCCACGGGATCGGCAAGTCGGCCATGTCCGCCTGGCTCACGCTGTGGATCATGTCCACCCGGCCCCACTCCAAGGGCGTGGTGACTGCCAACACGGGCGAGCAGCTCGCATCCAAGACCTGGGCCGGCGTGGCCGCCTGGAAAGCGCGCTGCATTACCGGCCACTGGTTCGACATCACCACGGGCAAGGGCGCCATGCGCATGGTGCACAACCAGCACCCCGACACGTGGCGCGTGGATGCGCAGACCTGCCGCGAAGAGAACAGCGAATCGTTCGCCGGGCTGCACGCAGCGAGCAGCACCCCCTGGTACCTGTTCGACGAAGCATCGGCCATCCCGTCGAAAATCTGGGAGGTGGCCGAGGGCGGCAAAACCGACGGCGAGCCCATGCACTTCGTGTTCGGGAATCCGACCCGAAACACCGGCGCCTTCGCCGAGTGCTTCGGCAAGCAGCGCCACCGGTGGAACACGCGCCAGATCGACAGCCGCGCCGTGCAGATCACCAACAAGGTGCTGCTGGCCAAGTGGGTCGAGGACTATGGCGAGGACTCCGACTTCGTCAAGGTTCGGGTGCGCGGCGTCTTCCCCAACGCATCCAGCCAGCAGTTCATAGCCCGCGGGCTTGTGGATGAGGCCGCCAAGAGGCAAACGGAGGCAACCCAATGGGTAGGCCGCACCGCATGCGTCGGCGTCGATGTGGCGCGTTTTGGCGATGACCAGTCCGTGATCCGCACCCGGGTGGGCCGGGACGCGCGCAGCATCAGCCCCAAGCGGTTCCGGGGCATCGACACCATGCAGTTGGCTGCCCGTGTGGCCGAGCACATCAATCACCTGCGCGGCCTGGGCCTGCAGGTCGTCGTGTTCGTGGACGGCGGCGGCGTGGGTGGCGGGGTGGTTGATCGGCTGCGCCAGCTTGAGTACGACGTGATTGAGGTGCCATTCGGCGGGGGTGCGCGCGATCCGCGCAAGTACCTGAACCGTCGAGCCGAGATGTGGGGCGCGATGCGCGACTGGCTGGTCATTGGTTGCATCGAGAAGGACGAAGCCCTGGCCACGGATCTGACCAGCGTCGAATACTGGTACACGGTCAAGGACCAGATCCAGCTGGAATCCAAGGACGACATGAAAGCGCGGGGCCTTGCCAGCCCCGACGATGGCGACGCTCTGGCCCTCACGTTCGCCGACCCCGTGCCCGAGCACGCGCCACCCGACGACAAGCAGCCCGCAGCACAGCGTAAACGCCGTGCCGAGCACAACCCTTACGCGTAGGGCGTGCACATGCCCTGGGCCCACGGCCCGACATTGCGGGCATGAACACCGAGCTGCAGATCGTTGATCCCGTGCAAATGCTGGCCGGCACGCCCGACCCCGATGCGGTGCGCGCCCTGGAGGCGCATCTCCTCGATCTGCCGCAGGTGGACCTCGGCACAAAAACCGTTTTGTTTGGGGGCATGTCCACGCGCTACGGGCTTATCCCCGCGGGGACGCTGCTTACCGGCGCACTGACCAACATCGACAACGTGTGCGTGGTGTTTGGCGACATCACGGTCACCACCGACGAGGGCGCGGTGCGGCTTACAGGGTTCCACGTGCTGCAAGCCAAGAAGGGCGCAAAGCGCGCCGGGGTGGCACATGCGGATACCTACTGGGCCACGGTGCACCGCACGGACCTTACCGACGTGCAAGCAGTGGAAGACGAGATGACTTGCGAGTCCTCGGCCCTGCAAACGCGGCGCGAGGGCATCCACTATGCCCCGCCCAGTGAGTTGCCGGGTGCCGACGTGAGCCCCGCCGATTGGCGCGAGGGCATCGACTACGCGACCCTGGAGGACTGAGCATGTTTGGAGTATCTGCCGTCGCTGTCGCCGCGGTTGCCGCCGGGGCTTACGTCGGATATACGGGGTACCAAGCCAACAAGGCCAACCAGCAGCAGCGCGCGTACCAAAAGAGCGCACTGGAGATGTCGCGCAAGCAGGCCGACCTGGCGGACCAGGCCAACAACAAGGCTAACGCCAAGGTGCCGGACATCGCGGCACTACTGGCGGGCAACCAAGCCCCGGGCGGTGTCGGCTCGACCATGCTGACCGGGCCGGGCGGGGTTGACACAAGCAAGCTGACCCTGGGCCGCAACACCTTGCTGGGGGCCTGATGGACAACATCGAGCAGCGCACGGACTACCTCAAGCGGTGGGCGGCCCTCAAGACCGAGCGGTCAAGCTGGGATGCCCATTGGAAGGACCTGTCCGAGCAGTTCATGCCCCGCGCTGGACGGTTCCAGACCACCGACCGCAACCGCGGCGACAAGCGACACAACGCCATCATTGACAACACGGGCCTGCTGGCCAAGGGCACCCTGGGCTCGGGCTTGATGGCCGGCATGTCCAGCCCGGCCCGCCCCTGGTTCAAGATGGCCACGCCCGACCAGGACCTCAACAAGTACGGCCCCGTCAAGCTGTGGCTGGATGCGGTCACCAAGCAGATGCTGCGGGTGTTCCACAAGTCCAACGTGTACCGCGTGCTGCACACCGGGTACGAAGAGCTGGGCGTGTTCGGCACCTGGACGTGCATCAACCAACGCGACTACCGCAACGTCATCCACCTGCACCCCATGACCATCGGGGAGTTCTGCACCGCCACGAACTGGCGCGGTGAGGTCGATTGCCTTTACCGCGAGTTCGAGGTGACGGTGCGGCAAATGGTCATCGAGTTCGGCCTGGAGAACTGCAGCAACACGGTCAAGGGCATGTACCAGCGCAAGCTGCTCGATGCGTGGGTGCCCCTGCTGCACTGCATCGAACCCCGGTACAACCGCGACCCCACGAAGCGCGATTCCCTGAACATGCCGTATGCCTCGGTCTACTACGAGCGCGACAGCAACAACGGCAAACCGCTGCGCACGTCGGGCTACAAGAAGTTCCGCGGACTTGCTGCACGCTGGGCCGTGGCCGGCGGCGACGTGTACGGGCACAGCCCCGGCATGGACGCACTGGGCGACTCCAAGCAACTGCAGCACCAGCAACTGCGCAAGGGTCAGGGCATCGACTACATGGTCCTGCCTCCCGTGCAGGCACCTCGGGGCTCGGTGATCGACACGCTGCCCGGCGGCACCTCCTACGTGGACATGGCCGGCCCGGGCGCAGGCATCCGCACTGCGTTCGACGTGAACCTGCGCCTGGACTACCTGCTCGAAGACATCCGCGACGTGCGTGACCGGGTGGACAAGGCGTTCCACACCAACCTTTTCCTGATGCTGGCCAACAGCACGAACCCGCAAATGACCGCCACCGAGGTGGCCGAGCGGCACGAGGAAAAGATGCTGATGCTGGGCCCGGTGCTGGAGCGATTGACCAGCGAGCTGCACGTGCCGCTGATCGACGACACGTTCGACGCATTGATGGAAGCGGGCACCCTGCCGCCACCGCCGGACGAACTGCAGGACATGGACCTGAATGTCGAGTTCGTCAGCATGCTGGCGCAGGCGCAGCGCGCCATTGCCACCAATGGCGTCGACCGCTGGGTCGCCAACCTGGGCCAGATCGCAAGCATGAAGCCCGAAGTGCTCGACAAGCTGGACGCCGACAAGTGGGCCGACGAGTACGCAGACATGTTGGGCGTCAGCCCCTCGATCATCGTGGCCGACGACAAGGTGGCCATTGTGCGCAAGGCACGGGCCCAGGCAGCGCAAGCACAGGCGCAGGCCGAGCAACTGGCGCAGGCCAGCCAAACGGCCAAGAACATGGGCCAGACCCCCACGGACGGCGGGAACCTGGCCAGTGACGTGATGGGACTTTTCAGCGGATACGGCACGCCCGTGGGAGCATGACATGCTGGTGAACATTCTTCAGACCTTCGACGATGCCAATGGTAAACGCCGCTATGCCGGTGAGAACCCCGACGTGGACCCGGCTATCGCGCGCCGGTGGATCGCGGACGG